TCTTTCTGTGTTTCCCACGGGGACTTTTGGCCGGAACAATTCGGACACTGGGGCGGGCTGATGGCTGTACGAGCAGGACGGAACCGGCGCGCAGCGAACGCGACGGTCAAGACGCTTGAGGCAGCGCACAAAATCGCTGAAGCCGACCGGGCACGCGTTGAGATGTTTCTTGCGCTTGCCGACGCGGTTGATGCGTGTCCAGATAACGCCGCGTTGTGGCGGCAGTACCGCGAGGCCGAAATCACGCTTCGGGAGGCGGTTGACGATGGCGATGAGCTCGCCGAACTCTTGGCAGGATTGTCAGCCCCGATGGCAGACATCGAGACGCGCTGACCGGCACACCCTCGGCGGCGAGGTTGCTCGCATTGCCGAGCAGCTCGGACAGCCGTTGATGCCGTGGCAACGCCTTGTCGCAGATGTTGGCCTTGAGGTGGACGACGATGGCAAGCCCTTTTATCGGGAAGTCATTGTCACGGTTCCTCGTCAGTCCGGCAAGACGTTGCTCACGTTGTCGTGGATGTTGCAACGCGTGTTGCGCTGGCCGGGGTTGCAGAAGGTTGCGTACACGGCGCAGTCCGGTCTGGACGCGAGACGCAAGATTCTCGATGACCACGTTCCGCTATTGCAGGCTTCCCCGTTGGCAGTGAGCGTGTCGCGAGTGTTGCGACGTGCGGGCAACGAGGGTGTGATCTTCAAGACCGGTGGGCGCATTGACGTGCTGGCGTCAAACGAGTCCGCGGGTCACGGCAGGTCGTTGTCGCTTGCGGTCCTCGATGAAGCGATGGCCGACACCGATGACCGCCGGGAGCAGGCGATCTTGCCGGCGATGGCGACAAAGGCCGACGCCCAGGTGTTGATCGTTTCGACGGCTGGCACGGATTCGTCGGTGTTTTTGCGTCGCAAGGTCACTGCGGGTCGCGCTGCGTCTGCTGAGGATGCTGGTAGCGGCATTGCGTATTTCGAGTGGTCTGCACCGGAGGACGTTGATCCTGGTGATGAAGCCGCGTGGTGGGCGTGTATGCCTGCGTTGGGTCGGACGATTTCACCGGACGTCGTGCGTCATGCGCGACAGACAATGTCCGAGGATGACTTTCGGCGTGCGTATCTGAACCAGTGGACGTCGACTGATGATCGGGTGATTCCAGCGGCGATGTGGGATGCAGTGTGTGCGTCTGACGTGGCTCCTGAGGGTCGGCTGGTGTTCGGGTTGGACGTGACTGCGGATCGGGCTTCGGGCTCGGTTGTGGTTGCTGATCCTGATGGGCGTTGCGAGCTCGTGGATTCGCGCGACGGTGTTGCGTGGATTGTGGACCGCGTCGTTGAGCTTGCTGAACGGTGGAACGCTCCGGTGGTGTTGGATGCGTTTGGGCCGGCGGGCACTTTTGGTGATGCGCTTGAGGCCGCGGGTGTGACCGTGGATCGGTTCGGTGTGCGCCAGGTTTCGATGGCGTGTGCTGCGTTGTTTGACGCGGTGGCTGATCGGAAGGTTCGGGTGCGTTCTGATGAACGTTTGGCTCGAGCGGTGGCTGGTGCTCGTCGACGTGTTAGCGGCGATTCTTGGTTGTGGGGTCGGCGTGATGCTCAGGTGGATGTGTCGCCGCTTGTCGCTCTGACGTTGGCGTTTGATCGTGCGACTCGTGCGACTGGCCGTGATGTGGATTTGTCCACACAGATTTTCTAGACGGCCCGGGAGGCTGTGATGGTTCGAGCTCAATGGTTTGCAGCAGTGCTTGAGCTCGCTGGCATGGCCGCAATTGTTGCTGGTGTCGCAATGTTGTCGATTCCTGTTGCGGCAATCGTTGGTGGTGTGGGCCTGGTCGTTGTGGGCTTGTCGCTTGGCGTGCAGGCGGGTGAGCGGTGAGCATCTTTTCGCGACTAGTTGAGCGCCGGTCGGGCGATAGTGGTACTGCGTTCTTGTCGGGTGCGGCGATTCCGCCGCCGGGGTTCTATTACCCGACCGAGGCGGGCAAGACGGTCAACACTGACAGTGCCATGCGTTTGGCCGCAGTGTGGGCGTGCGTGAACCTGATTACGGACATCGCTGCACCATTGCCGTGGCACGCGTATCAGTCGCGTGCGGATGGTACGGAGCAGCGCATTGCGGACCACCCGTTGTTGGTGTCGCCGTCGAATGAGCCGTCGTTGTCGGCTGCGGACTGGCGTGCCCAGGTGTACCGCTCAATGTTGTTGCGTGGCAATGCTTACGGTCTGGTCAAGGAGATCGGTTCGTTTGGTGAGCCGACGAAGATTCAGATTATTCACCCGGACTATGTGAGCGTGGTGCGGTTGGGCCCGTTGGGCCCGTTTGAGTTTCGCGTGTTGGGCTCGAAGCATGAGCTGTGGCAGGCCGGTGGTGATCTTTGGCATGTGCCGGCGTACACGGTGCCCGGGTCTCCGGTGGGCTTGTCGCCCATTGACTTTGGCCGCCAGTCGATTGGGCTGGGGTTGGCGACGGAATCGTTTGGCGCACAGTGGTTTGGTGATTCGGCGATCCCGTCGGGCGTGTTGACTACGGATCAACAGTTGACGGGTGAGCAGGCGCAGCAGGTTAAGCAGCGTTGGAACGAGTCGGTGCAGGGTGGTCGTGGAACTGCGGTGCTCGGCGCTGGGATCGGCTACAAGCAGATTCAGGTGTCGCCGGAAGAGTCGCAGTTCCTTGATGCGATGAAGTTCAACGTGCAACAGATTTGTCGCCTCTTTGGTGTTCCGCCCGAGATGATCGGTGCGGACTCGGGCAGCTCGATGACGTATGCGTCTATTGATGCTCGCATGGTGGGCTTGTTGTCGCTGACGGGACGCCCGTGGTTGGCGAAGCTTGAGCAGGCCTTGTCGGCATTGTTGCGCACTGACGTGAACGTGCGTGCCTCGGTTGATGACTTGTTGCGCACTGATGCGAAGACTCGTGTGGACATTCAGTCGCAGCGTCTTCGGATGGGTGTGCGCTCGGTGGACGAGATTCGTGCCGAGGACAACATGGCACCGTTGTCGAGCGGTGACGGTGACCGGTACTTGTGGCCACCGTTTGCTACCGGGTTTATTCCGGAGGCACCGGACATTCAATCGCCGAACGATCCTGCTGCGTCGGATCCGTTTGGTGAATCAGCGTAAGGAACACGATGACCGAAGTTCTTCCGCAAGAGGTGATGGAACGCCTCGATGACGAGCAGCGCGCCAAGCTGATCGACTCCCGAAACACTCGTAAGGGCAAGGTTGATGTCGAGGTGCGCCAGGTGGCGCAGCTTCCTCAGCTATCCACGAGTGACAAGGGTTGGAATCTGCGTGGGTATGCGACCGTCTATGACGTGGCGTATCCCATTGCGGGTGGCCCCGATCACGGTGGTTTCATGGAAATCATCGAGCGTGGCGCTACGGCAAAGTCCATTAACGACGGAGCCGACGTGCGCTTGCTGTTCGATCACGCTGGGATCCCGTTGGCGCGTACCGCGTCGGGTTCCATGCGCCTGATTTCGGATGACATGGGGATGATGGTCGATGCTGACTTGGACCCCGAGTCCCCGTACGCGCAAAGCGTGCGAAGTGCGATTACCCGCGGTGACGCCGACCAGATGTCGTTTGCGTTCCGGGTGATGCGTCAGGAATGGAACGACGACTACACGATTCGCCGTATCAAGGAAGTTGCCTTGTTTGACGCGAGCGTTGTGACTTACCCGGCCTCGGAGGCAACGGTGGTGCAAATGAATAAGACCGACATTGATGCTGAGGAGCGGGCACTGGACGCCGATGCTGAGGCTCTTGAGGAAGACCTTGCGGGCCAGATTCGTGAGCTCCTTGCCCGGTTGATTGCTGGCGAGGCCGCCGAGCTTGAGTCGGGTTCACCTGCTGCTGAGTCCATTCGGGCACTGGTCAACGTGTTGTGTGCGTTGGACTGGTGGGAAGAAGTCGATGAAGCCGAGGACGCTTCCGGTGATGCTGAAGAGCAAATCGAGATGGAAGCGCCGGCTGAAGAAATGTCCGACGACATGACCCCGATGGGGCGTTCGTTGTCGGTCGCGAACGCACAGTTCGAGCTGTTGCGTCGTAACGCCTGATTTAACAGGCACCCCTACGGAATACCGACGCCGCTTGTCGCGCCGCGCCTCACGCCGCCCCATCTTGGGCACCTGAGCGCGCACCCGCCGGGCACCTCGGTCCATCCACGACAAGAAGGAGGGACTCCCCGTGGAGTTTCTTTCGGAACTGCGTGAGCAGTTGAAGTCGCGGCTTGACGCTCGTGAGGCGCTCGTCGAGGAGATCGAAAGTCTCCTCGCTGCCCCGCAGGCTGAAGCACGCGACCTGGACTCGGCTGAATCGGTCGAGTTCGACGCCAAGCGCAGCGAGATCGCTGCGATCGACGACGAAATCTGCGAGCTGCGCTCAACGATTGAGGAGAAGACCAACATGAAGGAATCACTCGAAGAGGCACGCGCTGCGGCCCCTGCCGGTGAAGCCGCCGATGTGACTGAAGCTCGCGTCGAAGTGAAGAAGGAAGAGCTCACCTACCGTCAGGGCGGTCAGCACTCCTACTTCCGCGACCTTGCTCTTGCTTCGGCTCCGGGCCGGTTCGACAACGAAGCGCGCGAGCGCCTCGTGCGTCACGGCGAAGAAATGAGCATTGAACTTCGTACGACCCCGAACCGCACTGACGGTCAAGGCGGCGAGTTCGTGCCCCCGATGTGGCTGGTCAACCAGTACGTCCCCACCGCTCGTGCGGGGCGTGTGACCGCTGACCTCTGCCAGAAGCTTGAACTGCCTGCGGGCACGGACAGCATCCAGATCCCGAAGATCGCGAGCGGTTCGACCGTTGCGGCTCAAACGGACAACGGTTCGGTGTCCAACACCGACATCACGACCTCGACGGCTTCCGCGCCGGTCAACACCTACGCGGGCCAGCAGGTCATGAGCATCCAGCTCCTTGAGCAGTCGCCCGTTTCGGGTGGCCTCGACCAGGTGATTTTCCAGGACCTCGTCGCTGCGCACGCCCAGGCCATTGGCTCTGGCGTTGTCGGCGGTGCAGGAACCTCGGGTGCGCACACCGGTCTGCTGACCGCGACGAGCACCACGATCACCTACACGGCAACCAGCCCGACCGCGTCCGGCGTGTATGCCGCGATTGCCCAGGGCATCTCGAACGTGTCGAAGAACCGTTTCCTGCCTGCTGACGCTGTGGTTATGAACCCGAGCCGTTGGTACTGGCTGGTGTCGCAGGTGGACGCGAACGGTCGCCCGTTCGTCGTTCCGTCGGCTGGTTCGCCGTTCAACGCTGCTGGTGTCATGGACACCGCCGGCGCTGAAGGTGCAGTCGGCACCATCGCGGGCGTGCCCGTGTACCTCGACCCGAACATCGGCAGCACCTACTCCACGAACCAGGACCGCGTCATTGTCGGTCGTTTCGCGGACTCGGTCCTGTTAGAGGGTCCAATGCGTAGTCGTGTGCTGTTCGAGACCGACGCGGCCACCCTTTCGGTGCGCCTCCAGGTCTGGAACTACAGCGCGTTCACGCAGACCGCCCGGTTCACCTCGGCATTCGCCGTGTGCTCCGGCACCGGCTTCGCTGCACCGTCCGGCTACTAGCCCAGACGTCGCGTTGCCGTGACCCTTTCGAGGGTCACTTTGTGGGCACCCGTCACCCCGAGGGAGGTGGCGGGTGCCTGCACCAACTCCCTCACATCCCTCAGGAGCAACATGAGCAAGGCGCGCAACATCGCTCTCGCATGGCTTTCCCCCAGCATGGTGACCACGGACTTTCACAACAGTGTTGTGAACGTGCTCACTGGTCGTCCCGGAGTTCTCACCGGCAAGATTGACGTGCGGTGCGGCGGTGGCATTACTCGCGGGCGAAACATTGCGGTCGCAAAGTTCTTGTCGATGGGCGACGAATGGTTGTTGTTCGTTGACTCCGACATGAGCTTTACCGTTGAGGATTTCGACAAGGTGATTGAGGCGGCTGACGCGAAGACTCGCCCGGTCGTGGGCGGCTTGTGTTTCGGTCAGGACGGCCAGATTGGTCCGTTTGCCGGGATCTTCCCCACGATTTTTCACCTGCATCCCGAGGGCGGTTATCTGCCCATGTGGGACTACCCCGACGATGAAGTGATCGAGTGCGACGCCACTGGCGCTGCGTTCCTCTTGGTACACCGCTCGGTCCTGCTTGACATTCGTGACCGTCACGCTGGCGATGGTGACTTTGCTTGGTTCCACGAGTATGTGGATCCGGCCAAGAAGATGTGGGTCAGTGAAGACGTTGCGTTTTGCGAGCGAGTTCGTGAGGCGGGTCACTCGGTTCACGTTGCTACGGGAGCGAAGATCGCTCATCACAAGGGCGTGAACTACTCGCTGACTGAGGCGATGTATCAGGTGTTCCGAGGGTCGCGTGTTGACGCCTGACGGAGTCCGATACTTCGAGGCCACAAACCGGCGGGTTGCTCGCCCGTTCCACTATCGCTTCGCATTGCCCCTTGTGTTGCGACGTAACGAGCGTGCATGGCTGTGGTGTAGCCGGAGCGCAATTGTGACTATCGGGGTGCTCACGGCCTTGTATGCGGGCTCACCGTGGATGATGTGTGTTGCGTTCCTGCCAGGCATTGCGTTCTCGTGGCGGTGCCCGGTGTTGGTTGATGCGACGGGCATGGCGTGTGCGTTGTTGGCGGCAGTGTTGTGGCCAGTGTGGTGGCCGGCGGCGATTGCGGTCGTGTTGTTGTCCGGGTGTGTGCGGGAGACCGCGCCGGTGTGGGCAGCGATTTATGCGTGGAATCCTGTGATGCTTGTCGGCCTGGTGCCGACGATCATCAGAGCGTTTCAACGTGCGGGGTCGGATGTCCTTGACGCGGAAAACGCGTGGATCTTGCGGCACCCAATCTTGGCGTCACGCAAGTACCACCGTGGCTTGTGGCTGGATCCGATGGTGATGGTGGCCCCGTGGGGTGCGCTGCTTGTCGGGTTGCGGTCGTTGGATGTGCAGCTTGGTATGGCGTTGCTGGCCGGGTATGGGCAGTTGGCGGTGGCAACGGATTCGGTGCGCCTTTATCAGTGGGCTGCTCCGGTGTTGGCTGCGGCAACGGTGCGCAGTGTGCCCGGGTGGGCGTTGCCGTTTGTGGCGCTCGGTGTTGTGTTCAATCCTTGGAAGGGCTCGGGTCTATGACCATTACTAATGGGTACTGCACCCTGAGCGACCTCAAAGCCGTGATGCACATTGCTGACAGTGTCGACGACGACATGTTGTCGGCTCGCATCGAGGAAGCATCACGGACCATTGACGATTACTGCGACCGCCGGTTTTATGCGGACACGACCGCAACCGCACGGCTGTACACGAGCACCAGTGGCAGTTATGTCATTACCGACGACATCTCCACTGCCACCGGACTGGTGGTCGCCATTGACGATGCCCGTAACGGGACGTACACGAACACGCTAACGATCAACAGTGACTACCAATTGCTGCCCTTGAACTCGTTGGCGAAGGGCACGCCGGTCACGCGAATTCAGGCGGTGGGGCAGGGGACGTTCCCGACTCGCTCGGCGTTGGCACCGATTCAGGTAACAGCGAAGTGGGGTTGGCCTTCGGTGCCGGCACCGGTGAAGTCCGCGACGATCTTGATGGCAGGCCGGTTGGCGAAACGTGGCGATGCCTTGTTGGGTGTTGCCGGGTTTGGTGAGTTCGGGGCGATCAACGTGCGTGCGGTCGATCCTGATGTTGCTCGCCTGTTGGCCCCGTATCGGTCGATTGCTTTCGTATGAGCGTGACGCTGACTCAGATCACTGAGGCGCTCGCTGACGCGCTGCGCGCAATTGACGGCCTGCGCGTCTATGACGTGCAACCAGATTCGTTTGCGGTGCCATGCGCCATCCTCAACGTGGATTCAATCGACTATCACGGCGCGTTCCAGATGGGCTTGGTCACAACAGCGTTCAAGGTGTTGGTGATCGTTGCTCGAGCGGATACGCGCAGTGCGGTCCATGCGTTGGACGAGTACTTGTCGCCTTTGGGAAATGCGTCGGTGCGTCGGGCGATTGAGTCTGATGTGACCCTTGGCGGTGTTGTGGCGTCGGCGTTTGTGACGCGTGCTGCGGCATTCCAGTCCATTGCGATTGGTGACCAGAACTATCTCGGTGTCGAGCTCGACGTCGAAACCAAGCACTAAGGAACTCGCATGGACAAGACGTACACGGTTGTCGGCGACTCGGTAGTTGTCGGCAAATCGAAGGGCGACACGATCACCATTCAAGTGCTCGAAGAGTGGCCCGCAAACATTCCCGCTCTCATTGAGGGCGGTCACATTCAAGTTGTTGCCGGTGGCGATTCTGCTCCGGCTGACCCCGCTCCGGTGTCGCCGGATGCAGCACCCCAGGAAGGCTAACCACAATGGCAAAGCTGGTACTTACCAACCCCCTTATCACGATCAACAGCGTCGATCTTTCGGACCACATCGCGTCCGTTGGTGTCGAAATCAAGCTCGACGAAGTTGAGACCACCGCGTTCGGCAGCGCCGGCAAGGAACGTGTCGCCGGACTCCAGGACTCGCAGATCACCCTTGCGTTTCACCAGGACTTCGCATCGTCCAAGGTTGAAGCCACCGTGTTCCCGCTTGTGGGTTCGACGACCACGGTGACGGTCAAGGCCACCAGCGCGGCGACGTCGAGCACGAACCCCCTGTACTCGGCAACCGTTCTTGTCTCCGACTGGTCGCCCATCAACGGCAAGGTCGGCGAGCTCCTTGCGCCGTCCGTCACCTGGAAGGTGTCCGGCGCGGTCACCCGCTCCACCACCTAATTGCCAATGCCTAACGTCAGCGCAGCGTTGACGTTCCTGGAAGCAACGCAGAAGGCCACGAACGCAGTCCCGAGCGCATTGCGTCAAGCAGTTGCTCGGGCTGCGTTGGCAACCAAGACGTCGATCATGGCGCAACCCGACTATCCCAAAGGCCCGTTGCGCGGTACTGCACGACGGGGCCGCCCGGGACGCAAGATTGGTGTTGGCTACGACATCGTCGGGTCGGTTAATCCGACGGCGTTGGTGTCAGCTCGTGGCCCGTTCCCGCTAATTGAACGGCCAACGCGAGGCCACTTCCTAGGAGCCAAGAAGGCCTACCGAGGAACACGGCGCAAAAGCCCCTACATGAATAGCCGTGGCGAACAGAAAGTTCGCTACTCGGTGATGGCGGAGGGGCCCAGCCAATACACCGGGTCACGTCCTTTGCGGGTTAATGGCAATTGGCGGCAAGGCCCGTGGGCGCACCGCGGCACTCGAGGCAAACACGTCTTCGAGAAAGGTGTCGAGGCTGCACGGCCCGCAGTCGTTGAGATCTTCCATCGGAACTTCAACACGGCACTCGCCGAAAACATTGTGGGCGTGTTCCGCGCCTCGTAACACTCAGACCTCCAATCACGCAGGAGCATTCCCTCATGGCCAAGAAATGGCATCTCATTCTCGACGAGTACGACATCAGCGAAGACGAGTTCACACTTGGTGATCTGGTCCGGGTCGATGAGCTGGCTGGTGCAACGTGGGCGTCGATTAACCCGGCACAGAATCCGAAGTCGTTGTTGGCTTGGGTGCGTGTTGCATTGGAACGGCAAAACATTGATCCGGAGCGGGCGAAGGCGATGGCGGAACGGTTGTCGTCGAAGCAGCTTGCGAAAGCTGTGCAGCTGGTCGATGAGCCCGACGACGTTCCGGATGCTGCACCGGAGACCGATGACGGGACCGAGGGCCCAAAAGCGCCCGAGAGTACGCCGACCGCTGGTTAAGGATTCTTTGCCGACCACCGTTCGGGTTTACGCCGCAACAGGTAATGCGCGACTTCACGATTCGTGACCTTCGGGTCATCTACACGCCGAGAAAGGGTGACCATGAGTCTGAGTGACATGCAGTCTCGGATCGCGGTGCTCATCTCGGCGGACGCTGGCGGGGCTATTCGTGAGATCAAGAAGGTCGGTGAAGCAGCCGATAAAGATCTTGGGAAAGCGACCGACAAGATCGACAAACTTGGAAACCGGCTCACTTACGGTGGGGCGGCTGCAATGGGCTTCGCTGCTATGGCCGGCGGAGCCCTCTATTCATTCGCCCAGGCGGCAGCAGAGGCACAACAAGCGGAGCTGAAACTCCAGAACTCGATGCAGAACTCGCCCGTCTTGGCGAACACAAACATCGAAGTGTTCAAGAAATTGGCAACATCGATTCAGGGGAAGACCGCGGCGGATGGCGACATGATCTTGTCGTCGATGTCGGTGCTGGCACAGTTCCGGTTGACTGAGTCGCAGATTAAGACGGTCACACCGTTGGTCGTGGACTTTGCCCGCAAGATGGGCGTCGACCTAGACACCGCAGCCAAGAGTGTCGGAAAGGCGCTCGACGGCAAAGCAACTGCCTTGCAAAAAGCGGGCATCAAGATCGACGAAAACGTGTACAAGACCGACCGGCTGAAAGCTGTGACGGACGGACTGCGATCCTCTGTCGGCGGGTTTGCCGAGCAGGAAGGCCAGACGTTCTCCGGGAAGCTCGAACGGTTGCAAAACCAGATGGGTGACCTCAAGGAATCCATCGGCGCTGGCGTCATTACCACTATCGGCCCGTTGATGAACTCGCTTGGAAAGCTGGCCCAAGGCGCCTCTGAAGTTGATGAAAAAACCGGCGGCATGGTCGGCAGTATCTCCTCGATTGCGGTCGGTGTTACCGGTGCGGTGGGCGCCCTGTCGTTCCTATCGGGCACGTTCATCAAGTTGCGCCAGCAAATTCAATTGACCGAAGGCGGAATGACCAAGTTCGGCGTTGGTGCAATCGCTATCGCTGGCGTTGGCATTAGCGCAGCATTTCAGGACATGGTCAATTCGCTTGTCGATTCGACTAACACGGTCACGATCAACATGCGGCAATTGCGCGACGAGATGAACTTCTTCGCGGAATCAGGCAAGTTGACCGGAGGTCTCCAAAAGCAGATTTCCGCATTCGAGGATCTTGGGCATCAAGTTCGCATGACGGCCGATGGTGGTTATCGGGCAGCGCGCAGTATGGAACTTCCGGTAACGGGCCTTGCCGGATGGCACAACGCAAAGAACTCGGTGCTGGCGCTTGGCTACGCGTTCGACAATCTGCAGCACGGAAAGTTTCAGATCATTGACTCGTTCAACATCTGGAGCGATAGCGCCGGCACATCAAAGAAAAAGATTGACGCCCTTAACCAGTCGTTGGTGGACATGGTGCAGGCGGGCAAGGGAGATGCTGCGGCTCGCTTGTTTGCGGACATCTCAAAATCGGCTAAGGCCGGTGGCGCGTCACAGAAGGACCTTAACGCTGCGTTCAAGGACTACATCGCCGCCGCAGACACTGCTGCGAAGAGCACCGCTGGACACAACAAGCTGATCGAAGACTCCACGAACGACTTGAGTGCGGAAGCTCAAGCGCGTCGGTGGGGAAACATTCAGCTCGAGGACCGGGTAAACCTCCTGGGCCGATTGGCCGACGGCAGCTTGAACGTCGAAATGGGGCAGCTTCGACTCGAAGACGCAATGGCCGACTACAACAAGAAGGTCGCAGAAGGCACCTTCAAGGGCAACGAGCTGCGCGAAGCTCAAATTCAATTGGTGTTGCAGGCCAGCGACCTTGCCCTTAAGACGGGCGAGTTGCAGGCAGCGCAAGAAGGTTTCACTGATGCGGGCGAGAAAGATACGCGTGCTCGTGCAATCCAGATTCAATCGCTTGAGGCGATGAAGCTCAAGTTTCCGGAGCTCGCTTCCCAGATTGACGCCCACATTCAGAAACTAAATACCGTCCCGGGCAGCGTTGACACGAAAGTGAACGTTCATACCGACGACATGATTCATGCCCTTGAAGATGCTCGTTCAAGGTTTGATCGGCTTATGTCGCACATTCGCAACGAGGGTGCCGAGGTGAACTTTCACATCAACGGTGGTGGGGGAGTTTCGTTTCGTGCGGCGGGTGGTCCCATTGTGGCCGGTCGAGCGTATGTGGTTGGCGAGCGTGGCCCGGAGCTCATTGTGCCGAACGCCAATGGCAGTGTCATTCCGAATAACGCGTTGCGTTCCTACAACCCGGGCGGCGGCGGTACTTACAACGTGACGGTAAACGTGAGTGCGGGTACGCACCCGGCGACGGTGGGTGCTGAGGTCGTGAATGCCATTAAGGCGTACGAGCGTCGTAACGGCCAGGGGTGGAGGAACTAGTGGCACGCCCGACCGTAAAGGTCGAAATCGACTTCGCCGCTTACGACCCCAACCAAACCGACAACTTCATCCTTGACGTCGACACTCTCGACGGAGTGTCGCTGCTTGCGGCCGGCGAACAGTACGCCGACGTCTCAACCTATGTGCGTGACGTCACCATTCGTCGAGGCCGCCAACGCCCCATCGACCGTTTCACCGCAGGAACGGCCACCGTCATGTTGGCAAACGTGGACGCACGCTTCGATCCAAAAAACACGACTGGCCCGTATGCGGCAGCAGGAGTCTCGGGTGTTGTTCCGATGCGCCCAATTCGTATTAGCGCCGTATACAACGAGGCGACGTACCGTTTGTTCACCGGGTTCATTGACTCGTATGCGTATGACTTTGCGCCGGGGTTGCGGGATGCGACGGTGACGTTGACGTGTTCGGATGGCATGAAGATGCTGTCGCAGGCTGAGGGTGCCACGCCGCAGGTGGCAGCGCTGACCGCAGCAACCTTGGCATCGACGAACGTGGTCGTGACCACGGACCAGACGAACACAAGCTCGAACGGGTACACCTTGGTGACCACCTTGTCGGGGCGTACGCGGCTCATTAGGACGGTGTGACCGTGGGCAGTTACGGTTCTAACCAGCTTTCGGGCGCACGCGTACAAGCAATCTTGGACAACGGTAACTGGCCGTCAAGCCTGCGTGACATTGACGCGGGACAGTCCACGGTTACCGGGGCGCAAGAGGTCTCGGGTTCAATCTTGTCGCAGCTTGAGGACGTCGCCCAAGCCGAACTTGGCATCGTCTACGTCGACGTCAACGGCAACGTCGTATTCCGGCAACGGTATGCGGCCTTAACTCGGTCGCAGTCAAACACGGCGCAGGCCACGTTTACCGCGACGTCGAGTGACACGTTGCCGTTCATGTCTGTCGATTTGCAGTACGACGACGACCTGGTGAAAACGCAGGTGGATGTGTCCCGTAAAGATGGGACGGTGTCGACAACGATTCAGGATGCTGCGGGTGCGGCGATCTACGGGGTTCGATCCCAGTCGTTGACGAACCTGCTGGTCACTTCGGACACGGCAGCTCGGGACATCGGGGACTTGTACCTCACGTTGTATTCGCGCGCCGAGTTTCGACCAGCGTCTATCACGGTGAACCCCGAGGCAAAGCCGACGACGTTGTACCCGCAGGTGTTGGGTCGCGAGTTGCGTGATCGGGTCACGGTGCAGTTCACGACACCGGGCGGGGTTGCACAGTCTTTGGACTGTTGGGTTGATGCAGTTGAGCATCGCATCACGCCTGGGACTTGGGAAACCCGCTTGGGTCTTGCGTCCACGACGGTGTGGGACCAGATGTTTGTGCTCGATTCGAGCACTTCCGGTGTGTTGAACACCAACATCCTCGGCGCCTAGCTAGCGCGCCATCGTTCGTTTCTTTTCACGCACTGAAAGGTGTATTTCATCATGGCCGGAGCAGGCTTCAAGACGTTCACCGCAGGGTCGATCCTGACCGCAAGCGACGTGAATACCTACCTCATGCAACAGTCGACGATGGTGTTCGCATCGACCACAGCTCGAGACGCTGCGATTACCTCGCCGTCCGAAGGCATGGTCGCGTACACCAGCGACACCGACACCTACTGGTACTACAACGGCACCGCGTGGGCGACACTTCTCAACGCCGGCGCATGGACCAGCTTCACCCCGTCGTGGACAAACCTGACGGTGGGGAACGCAACAAACACTGGTGCGTATTGCCTTATCGGCAAGACCTGCCATGTCCGGGCAAAAATCACACTTGGCACTACAAGCTCGGTCGGATCCAACCCGAACATGACGCTCCCCGTGACCGCAAAGACAGGAGCCGGGGCGCAAGGCCACGCAATCCTGGACGGCGGATACTTCGGGCCAGTGTTCCTGAGTTCTACTTCGGTGATTCAGATGCGAGTGATTGACACAACAAGCACGTACGGATCGTGGGCGCTTGTCACTGCAACGGTTCCGGTTACATGGGCCAGCACCAAAAACATTGAGCTCTATTTCACGTACGAAATCGCGTAAGGAGTCACGCATGTCTAGCCCGATCTTCCCGGACGCACCCCTCACGCGCGTCACAAACCCTGACCAACAGCTTGGCGGCACGATCAACCCGGCTGCGGTCGTGTTGCACCGTACGGTGGGCCGCTGGCCCGGCGACCTCTCGGTTGGCACTCACGGTGGTGCACCCGGTTACATCTCGTTCCACTTTCTTGTGGGCCAGGACGATGAGCAGTGGACCCAGTTCATTGGTCCGAATGGTGAAGGCGTGGGCACGCTGATGAACCACGCTGCCGGGGCAAACGACTGGAGCTTCGGTATCGAGATTTCCGGTATGCCGGATGAGGCGCTTACGGATTGGCAGGTTGACCGGGTTGCGGCGATCCTGCGTTGGGCTCGCGACGAGTGGGGCATTGCGCCGCGCAAGTACCTCGGTGACCGTGGCCGCATCGACTACTGGGAAGGGGCCATCGACCACCGGCACGTTGCAGCGCCGGCCGGGCTCGCACACTCCGACGGGGTCGAAGACGACGACTGGAACCGCATCCTCCACGCCATGGGCACGCCCGCACCTGCCCCGGTCCCTGGTCCCGCCCCGAGCGGCAATAGTGGACCGCTACTTCAGATCGGTGCTCAAGGTGCTGACGTTGCTCGCCTCCAGGAGGCTTTGTATCTCGCGGGCGAAGATCCTGGTGCTGCGGGCGCTGACGGGATCTTCGGGCCCGACACGCGTGCGGCTGTAATCCGTTTCCAGCAGGACCGTGGCCTTCTCGTGGACGGCATTGTCGGTCCTCAGACGTGGGGCGCTCTGCCTCAAACGTGATTGCCATGTCGCCCTCCGAGATCATCACCCCTATTGCCGTCGCTTCGATTAGTGCCTTTGGTGCGATCGGTGCGGCTCTTGTGCAGATCAAGCGGTTGCGCCGAGAAAACACGGAACAACATGCGAGGAACGTGAAGCGCCTTGATGCGAACCACGAGCTGCTAACGGCGATTCACGATGATGTCAAAGAGGTGCGGCATGACGTGAAAGAGGTGCGGTCGGATCTTGACCGGCATCTTGGCGAGCATGAAGCAAGTAAGGCTTTTCGGAGGGTGAAGTGACCAGCCAATACCCGGACGCGTACGACAATCTGTCGGAACGTACTGATGCGTCTCCGGCTACGCCGAACGCTCACGCGCAAGACCACACCGATGAACGCAACGCAATCAACGCTATTGAGTCCGAGCTTGGCCTTGCCCCCTCGGGAGCATCGGCCACGGTACGAGCACGCCTTGACGCACTCGACACGACCGTTGCAGGCAAGGAAACCGCCGGTGTTGCCGCTGCCCTGGTTGACGACCTGTCCGGCGTGACGAACCAAGCTGGTGCTCGAACCAATCTTGGCCTTGGCACCGCCGCCACAAAAGACGTCCCCGGCGCGGGTAACGCCTCAACCTCCCAGGTTGTCCTTGGCACTGATACCCGGCTCACGGACGCGCGAACCCCTTTAAGCACTTTGACGCACGCCAGTACCCACGGTGCGGCCGGCAGCGACCCCATCACAATTGCTAACACGCAGATCACCGGGCTTGGTACGGCATCGACAAAGGACGTGCCCGCAGCGGGTAACGCCTCAACCTCCCAGGTCGTCCTTGGCACCGATACCCGGCTTAGCGATGCGCGTACACCGTCGAGCACGTTGTCGCACGCGAGCTCGCACGGGTCGGCTGGGTCGGACCCGATCAGCATTGCGAACACGCAGGTGTCTGGTTTGGGAACGATGAGTACTCAGGCTGCGAGCAACGTCACGATTACTGGCGGTTCGGTTACTGGCATTACGGACCTTGCGATTGCTGATGGTGGTACGGGCGCAAGTACGGCGTCTGGTGCGTTGGGCAACCTTGGGGCCGAAGCAACGGCCAACAAGGGTGTTGCTAACGGGTATGCGTCGCTGGACGGGACTGGCAAGGTGCCGTCATCGCAGTTGCCCACCAGTAGCGGTGGCGTTACATCCGTTGATGGCAACACTGGTGCAGTCACGCTTTCAGGTACTTATCAGGCGCTTGACTCTGACTTGACTGCTGTTGCGGGCCTTACGACTAACGGCCTTATTGTTCGCACGGGTACCGGTACTGCGGCTACTCGTACGATTACGGGTGGTACTGGCCTCACCGTGACCAACGGTGATGGTGTGTCGGGTGCTCCGACGATGGCGCTGGCACAGAACCTGCAAGACATTGCAGGTATCACTCGTGCGCAAGGCGACATCCTTACAGGTGGCGGTTCGGCGTACACCAGCTTGGCAAAGGGCACGCGTGGAACCATCCTTGCCGCCGGCGCCTCATCGCTCAACTACGTCCGGCACTCCCCTGACGGAGGATCGTATGCGCCGATCGCAACGGCGGATACTTCGACGGTTACGCAGTCAATTGCCTCGACGATTCCGCAGTGGGCAACGCTGGCAAACCAGGGTGCTCCAACATCGGGGCGTATCACGCTTGTGCCGATCCAACTTGACGAAGGTGTCACGATCACTTCGATCGCGTTCACATCGGGAACCGCCGCTGGCGCATCGCT